GGGGACCATCTCATTACGAAAACTTTCTACCGCCGCACCGGTTTGTCTTTGTTGCCCTGAATTTTCAATTAAAAGCATTGGCATCCAAGCAATCGCACACTGATACTCATCGACCTGATTACCGGTATTCATATCTACACCTTGCACCCGAGTAAACCAAGCGCAAGTCAGACCAACACAGTCTTTTTTTATCAGCGGACAGAAGGTTCCGTTTTTAAGTTGCATGATTAGTTTTTGGTGGCCCGAATAACGTCAACATACTTAACAGCCAAGTTAATAGCGTTACCACTAAATGATCCTGAGCCGCTTGAAAACGAGAATGGGTGGGTATGTGAACTTCCACCACCCGTATTTACAATACCTGCACCGGTGCCCGGACTTGTGATGGTAGTAAAAGGTGAACCCAGATATTGAGAGTCTCCGGTTGTGTTACCAGACCCTTGAGGGAAATTATTTCCCCTATTTATATTATGTGTATGACTTGGAATCTGCGGTGTTGATAGTGTTGTGGCGCCTGCCGAACCTGAAATACTACTAATTGACACCGAACCACTTGGGGTTTGCGAGGCAAACGCAGTTGTAAAGTCAACCGAACCACCAGATGAAGCCGATCCAGTGACTACCCGAAGAGCAGAGTTGTTGAAATTAGAAGTATCTTTTGTAAAGCCAGTGGGCGCATTAGTCTGGGCAAACAACATAACCGTACCAGCAGGGAAAGATTCTGCTGCGGCAGAAGACCAAGCAGAGCCATTAGATGTCAGTACGTTTCCAGAAGTACCGGGAGATACGAACTTGACGTTACTCGTTGTGTTACCAATTAAAACCGCTTCAGCAGTTAGTGTGTTTGTTCCAGTACCGCCAGAAGAAACAGGAGTGTGTGTTAAGGCGTTCACAACATCTGTGCCATTGTTGTAGAGCAGCATAGACCGAGCCGCTGGGACCGCTACACCTGTCTGACCCCCGACTTTCACCGTGATGGTGTCAGCCGTGCCGTTATTGACGATATAAGGCTTCTGGATGGCTGGGACGATTAGATCCCTTGCACCACCTGTCGTGCCAGTGAGGTTTAAACGCAACGCCCGTGCATCTTGTCTGGCGTTTGTATCCGTTAGGGTTAAGGTGACGTTGGCGCTGGCAAAAGTAACAGTAGCCGTCTCTACAAGCGCTTGCTCAATTGCAGCCCCAAGGTTGTCGTTGGTTACGTTACCCCATGTACCGGTATTTTCCCCGGTCGCCATGAGTTGGATCTTTATATTACTGTACGTGGATGGCATATCTACTCCTTTACGCTGCTATTGGAAGCCAATTTGGTGTCTGACTTGTATCGATTAAGCCCCACACCAAAGGTCTAGAAACTCGTCCTACTGCTTGTACCCCTGTGACCGTAACGAAGGCTTTGCCGCTCTCATCCGTTTCACCTTCAAATATTGTACCGACAACTCCGGTAACATTCACTACCGCTTTACCGCCAATGTCAACGGTCCCTACAAATCCTTCAGCCTCTACCCCGGTCGGGAAGACATTCGCTCCCGCATCTACCTCTTCTTCGCCAAGTTGTCCGGTTCCAAAGACCCCGGTGACTACAACATTTGCCTTGCTATCAACCTCGACAGTGCCGGTCTCACCAACTGCGCTAACCCCCGTAACTTGGAAGTTGTTGACAGTTTTTGTCGTTGCAGTCCCAGTTTCACTAACACCTTCAACCCCGGTAAGACTTAAATTGGCTTCACCAACAATATCTGCTTGACCGATCCCAATAACTGCTTGTTCACCGGCTGGCTGGGAGTTCTTATCTGCACTGACTCCAACTGGGTCTACAAACACATTACCCTGAACCCCAGTAACAACAACACTACCCTTAGCCTGTGCTACAACAATCCCGACCTGCCCTAAACCCTCAACTCCGGTGGTATCAACATCTACGGAAGTAATACCGCCCCAACCAATGTCGCTACTCCAAAAACTGCCGCCCCACCCCTGATTTTTAAGGGGGAACTCTTCGCCTATTTGTCCAGTTGCAGAAACACCTGTAACAGCAAACGCATTTTGAGTCTGCGTTTGGACGACTCCCAACGTAGCAGAAGCCTCAAGACCAGTCAGATCAACGGTGACAGTTTCTATGCCACCAAAACCTAGTTCAGACCAAGAGCCTTCGCTCCATGCGTTTGCCACGTTGGGCGCCTTTTTTAAGCAATACGGATAATTGCATTGGATGCGTCATTCGTCGGAAAGATGATGGTGAAATCACCGTCCGTAGAAGTTTTGTCCGAACCGAAGTCCAGTACGCATACCGCAGCATTGGTCAGGGCGGTATTAGCAACACCGTTTGCCGAGGGAGTGCTGTTATAAATCAGAGCACCACGGGCCGTGACCGTCACGTTGGTAAACGTGGCATCCGAGAAATCGGTAAAGCCTGTACCCGTGTTGGCGTTGATGTTGGTAACGTTTACACCGGTGTTGGTCAAAGAAACACCACCAGCCGAGTAGTTAGTACCCGAGGCTTCGTTGGTTGCTGTATACGCAGTGGTATTTGCATCAATGTCAGCCGTGCTTAGATAAAGTGCAACTTTAAAAGTATCGCCGCCGGTGTTACGAAAATCGTGAACGGCAAGCATTAACTCTGCCTTAAAAGAAGAACACATTGCTTGTGTAATTGCCATAAGAGGCTCCTATTCGTCTAAAAGTTTAATTAACTCAGGATGTCCTGCTTTCCTGAACTTTGCGACCAACGTCACTCGTTGTGAACGCATGGCCTCATTCATGTAAAACACCAGAACGTTTCTGATGTTCTCCCGAAATGCTCTTGCCTGTTCAGTGATGGCGGGGTGTGAATTGCCACCAACTGCAATAATCTTATCTAGCGCACGATCAGCCAATTCGTCAGCCGAAAACCCACGACCATGCGTAGACTCCACACGGACCGCACCACCCAAAAGGAACGCTACTTCGCTTGGATTGCTCATCGGACTGGATACCTCGCTTGTTGAGTTCTGTACATATCCTGACGATTCTTACCCTCACTGAGTTGTTTGAGCATCGCCAAGGACTCACTATATCGCCCAAGATAATTTTGAATAACATCTGCCTCACCCTTCATGAACGTATAGGCTTCAAGTAAGGAGCCATAAAGCAGTACAGAGTCAAAGTTGTCTCCCAACCAAGACGTACCTGCTGTGACAATAGATGTTGGGTAATAGAAGTAATGCAACTCCATTGTGTATGCTGCATCTGGAGTGGGTCCGAGAATGTAGGAGTCTTCATCAAAATAAGCATAGTATTGCGGCTTCCCTGAAACAGCAGGGAATGGAAACGCTTCACGAATAAAGTTAACGTCTTTGTTTAACAAATACTCATACCCACCCGTGACCGGGTCAATGACGGCTAAGGAAAAATTAGCCAGCCAATCTGCCGGAGTAGAGAGGTATTTATTATCTTGTGTAGTCTGTCCAGTAACATTTTTTCGCAGTGCAAGAATCTGGACTGAGTTGTATATACGCTGCTCAGCCTCTTGGATGAAGGTGTCAATCTGTTCTTTAGAGGTAAACGTGGTCGTGCCCGAACCCGACGATGAATTTACCGTCGTGGTTGGAAAGTCATTTTCCACATAACCTTGAATCGTATCGAACAGCGCAGAGTAGTTCACAACTTACCCCATCTTCCCGCTAATCTTGCGGCCTTTGGTAGCAGCACCGTACCCACGCATTACACCAACGCCAAACGGATTAACGGGGGGATAGTCGCCCTTACTAATATTGCCAACAGACATGTTCATCTTAGTTATCTCTGTAGCGCCGGTCTCGTAGTGAGAGTAAGTCTGGGCGTTTGTATCTTTTCCAGTCATCGTGTGAGGAGGTGCGTAGACATCGGCGGGGCCGATCTCTTTACCTTTAACCTTCATACTGTACTTAGCCATTATCGACCCCTTCCAGATGAACGCTGGTTCATGACTTTAGCCATATTGCGTCCGTATTTTTTCATATCAAGGTTCGTCGTACCACCTGCTTTTAGGCCTTTATGAGCCTTACCAGCGGGCTTATTAGCATGCTTTTTAAGTGCTTCCATCGCTTTTTTGTCTGCCATGATCTACTCCTAAGAAGTTGTTACAGTTACTGTACCAGTTTGTCCCTGACCAACCAAGTTATTCGGGGTCAAACCACCATCATTTCCTAAGCCAACCGGGTTCCAACCCCATTGAATCTGCCTACTACCTCCAGAGGGAGTACCAAAACCCTCAACAGTTTGGCTGTTTGTAGCCAATAACTGAAGTCCTGTAACACCCGCAGCCAGATAAGAAGTGTCACGACGAGGATTGCGAACCGCCTGTGGATCATCAACAGGATACAAACCCAGCGATAACTGGGGCTGATCTGGATCCCAACATTCTTGGCAGACTTTAAGGTTGACATTCTTAGTCTTGACTATTTCCGTGCGAAGTTCATGCAGTTGGTACTGAAACCCACACCTGTCGCACATCGCAATTGCGATGCGCCCTAGGGTAAATTTTGAGGTCATTAGTACCCACCGCCACCAATAAAAAATTCACGGGGGACAAACCGGACCGAGGCTTTTTCACGGTCTTCACCCGCCGCCAAGTTCCACTGCTCCTCGTATGCTAGTTTTAGTATCTCCGCCCGCTGTTCTGCACCGGGGATCTTCATAGACAGGTGGTACGCCAGCCCAGCCACAAGGCATGGGAGCAAACGGAACGGGATGTCTTGGGTCTTCATACCCCCATCACCTGCGTCTTGAATACGCTTCAAACGCCAGTAAACAAACTGATACTGGGTCCCCGGTGAGTTCGGAGTAGGCCAAATATTGATACTTGGCAGGTACGGCACCGATATAGCGACACCCGTTAAGTGCGCTGCAGCACTAGTACCCGCTTGCCCTCGTATGCAGTTCTGCAACTGGGTTGAGGTCTTACCCGTGTAGTTGATGATCTCAGCACCAATCTGTACATAACCCGTACCAGACAATCCGTCCGTTGAAGATAAAGTAATTGTGGTGTCTGACGATGAAATACCGCCGTTTAACGTCAGAGAAGTAGTCGCTGTAGTGCCAGACTGCCGGTTAACCCAGACCTGAATTGGGAAGCCCTGAGCGGTTTTATTTGGGATAGAAGCATAGGTAGAAACACTAATACGACTAATCGTGATGTCAGACTGAGTGGCGTTAATACCAGCGTTTTGGCGAGTTACGTGTTCTAGTAGGTCAATCGTATCGATTGGAAGAGCGTAGGTAGCCTGCCCCGTCTGCAAAGTAATTGAACCCTCTTCTATGGTCCAGAGGTTAATGCCTCGGTTAGCCCACTCAATAGTTAGAAGGTTTAAAGATCTACGGGCTGTACGAAGGTCATAACCAGTACGCAACTCGGCACCGCACCTCTCGAAGGCTTCTTCGATGATGTCTTTTAGTTCTAGATTAAAACTAGTGGTGCCAGATGTGGTCACTTCTTAAATCCTTTTAGGGTTTGGGCAAAACGTGCTCGTTGACCCAGTTTACCCGGAGCCTTGGCGGCTGCGGCAAGTTTCTTGGCTGGGATTGGCTCACCCTTCTTGGCCCCAAGCGCTTTACGCAAAGCACCGGGCTTTTTGATGGCTTCTTTTATGAAACCGCCTTTTTTTGCAAACCCCATTTTGTTGCGAACTTCAGTTGGCAGTTTTGCCAAACCGGGGTTTTTTTCTTTGTCTACGGGTTTAAGCGTCATTATCTGAACCTCGCTGTTTTCTTTGCTACGGTTTTGGGTTGTTTAACGAACTGCTTACCGGCTGCTTTTCCTGCTCGCTTTGCTTTGGTTGT